CATTCGACCGGGTGAGCAAGTATATACAGCCAACATTAAAGGCGGTAGAAATGAGTGGAGATACAGGCGTAACAGTTTCGCTCCAGAGAAAACGATTCGACGGTTTGCAAGACGATAAGGCAGAGGGTGAGGAGTAGCACCCCCCCTCCCGAAGGCGCGCGCGTGTAGTATATATATGTCCCTCTCAAAAAAAAATTGGAGCTATATGAAAGTCACCCCTATAAGACCTGACATGAAAGACCCTAAAACGCCCTTAGAGGGGTTTACAGGCGATTTAATTATGATTACTATAGAAGAGGGTCAGGTTGAGGTTGCAAGCTCTCTAATCGACGAAAAAACGCTATTCTATATTGACCTTTGTAAACATATTATAATGAGAGATACTTTGGACGGTTACGATGATTATGATTGAAAGCGATGAGTACGTTAGTGACACTGAGTTAGAGTTGATTCAGAGTTTTGGTAATGCCTTAGTTGACAAGGATGAAATGCTGATGAGAGAAATATTAGACATAGTGTATGATAAGATGTCTGCAAACTTTGAGGATGAGTTAGATGAGTCACTTACATAAGTTAAGTAAAGCTACGAGAGATAGACACTTCCCTGAAACTAATGGTGGTAAGGGTAGTAAGCGTAGAACTGAAACTGCTGAGTCAAAAAAAAGATACGAAGATAATTACGATAAAATATTTGGCAAGAAAAAGTGACTATCAAGTATATTCATGTAAATCAGCACAAAATACGCTCCAATAAAAAGAATAATGTTAATGAGCCTGTATTAACGGTCAAAGAAGGCAAGAAGAATACTTATGGTCATGCTGTAGAAATACATGGTCCAAGTGAAATTATATATGGTGGCAACGATAAGCCTATATTGTCGTGTGGTGCTAGAGTAGTCATAAAGACTAAAGCGGATATTACTATCAAATGAGCCAAATACAATACGATTTATGCCCACAGGGACAAGTTCTTCAAGACTTCTCTGATTGTCGCGCACGAAACTCTTTTATCATGGGTCCTTTAGGTTCAGGTAAGACTGTTCAATGTATACTTAAACTGTTAGACCTTATCTGTGAACAACAACCTGTCTCTGACCCTGAACACAAAAACTACAACAAACGTTTATCACGAGTTATTGCGGCTCGTAACACCTATTCTGAACTGTTTTCTACAACAATAAAAGACTGGTTAGAAATACATGGAGAGCTAGGTGACTTCAAACAAGGCAATAAAGAACCCCCAACACACTTTATGCGTTTCAACCTAGAAGATGGTACAGAGGTTGAGTGTGATGTCGTGTTTATCGCCTTTGACAGACCTGAACACGTTAAAAAAGCAAGAGGTATACAGACTACTTGGGTATGGTTAAACGAGACTAAAGAGCATTCTAAGGCTGTTTTAGACATGTTAGACCTACGTCATGGTCGTTACCCCTCTCCCAAAGAAGGTGTGCGTCCTACACATCATGGAATGCTTGGTGACTCTAACGCCCCTGATGAAGACCATTGGTATTTTAAATTAGCTGAAATAGAACGCCCTGAAGATTGGTCATTTTTTAGGCAGGCAGGTGGTGTTTTAAAAGAAGGAGAAGACTGGATAGTAAACCCTGAAGCCGAAAACTTAAAAAACCTACCACAAGACTACTACAAGCGTGGTCTAAATGGTAAATCTAGCGACTGGATAAAGGTAAACTTAGCTAATGAATACGGATTTGTATCGAATGGTAAGCCAGTGCATCCTATGTACACTGATAGCGTTCATTGCCAACACATGGATGAGTTTAAGCCATCCCTTGATTACCCTATTGTCTTAGGATTTGACTTTGGTCGTACACCTGCGTGTGCGTTTTTACAGCGAACTTCCATAGGAAGGTGGATATGTTTCGATGAAATGGTTCTTACCGACTCTGGTGCTGTTGATTTTGCACCTACACTTAAAAGATACATTGAAGATCAGTACCCTGACCATGAGTTCAAAGGGTGGGGTGATCCTTCTGGCAACAATAAAAACCAATCAAACAGTGAAACGCCATTTCAAATAATGCGAGCCGCAGGTATTCCTTGTCAACCTACTGCCTCAAATGACCCATTAAAACGTAGAGCCGCCTTAGAAGTACCTATGAAAGAAATGTGCATGGATGGCAAGCCTAGATTTACCGTACTACCCAAAGCCTCTATGATTCGTAAAGGCTTACAAGGTGGATTCTGTTATAGAAGAGTACAGAAGTCAGGCGAACACTACACTGACGAACCTGATAAGAATGAATACTCTCACCCTGTAGAAGCTTTAGAGTACGCACTACAAGGTGAAGGGGAAGGTCGCTCTGCACTACGTAGCACAGGCAAGTTTACCAAACCTACACAAGCAAAGGTCAACTTCAGTGTCTTCTGATGTATATGTGGTGTTTAAAAATGACTCATCAAACTGGTGGAGTCCATTCCTAAAAAAAGATATTCGCCACTGTTATGTAGTAAAACCATCAGTAGATAGGCTAATTGTTTGCGGTAAGTCAACAAATGATTATGACTTGTACACGATTGATGCAAAAAATGGTATAATAGAGGACAACTATATTCTATTAAGTTATAAGCCCAAAAAGTGTAAACGCTTTCTATTTATGCTGAATACTTGTGTAGGGCATACGAAACAGATATTAGGGATAACAAACCCCTTTATCTGGACACCATATCAACTGTACAAATACATGAGGAAGAATAATGGGCGGATCGTCAAAAGCACCACCACCAACACCTGAAGAGTTAGCTTTAGAAAAACGTACACAAATGGGTCTTACTAGAGAACGTGCTAGAACAGAGCGTATGTTAAAAGCACAGGCTCGTGGATCACTAGGTGCTAAGTCATTACTAGGTGGGCTTAAAAAAGACACCTATGCAAAACAAGAAGATGTAGTGCATAGTGATGCTATTTCAAGTGAAGAGCGCGATAGACTTGAAAAAACAAGATTAGGTCGTCAGGCTCTAAAAGGAATGATTTAATGAAATTACCCGCAGAGCTTGGGTCACTTCAAGACCTAAAGAAACGCGAAGCTAACGCATTTAAACGCTCTACACACTGGCATGATCAGCTAGATGATGCGTATGAATACTTCCTACCTAACCGTAACCTGTTTGAAACTACTATGGCAGGTCAAAAGAAGATGGATAAAATCTTCGACTCTACTGCTTTAGAGGCTATCCAACAAGGTGCTAGTAAGCTACAAGAAAACATTGCTCCTATCTGGTCAAGATGGGCTACCTTTGAGCCGTCACTACGTGTTAAAAAGCTATTACAGTCTGGTAACTTTGACGTATCAGAAGAAGATATTAGACGCAACCTTGAAGAGCAAGCAGAAGAAGTCTTCGATTATATTAACCGTTCTAACTTTGCTACACAATTCTATGAACACGCCCTAGACCTTTTGATTGGCACAGGCACTCTTCGTATAGATGAAGATGAAGATGAAGATATGCCTATTGTATTTAGTGCTATACCACAGAAAGGTATTGCATTTGAAGAAGGTCCGCAAGGGAGTGTAGAGACACACTGGCGTAGATTTGAAGTCAAAGCAGGTTTGCTAGAACGCAAGTGGCGTGGGTTCAAGGCATCTCCATCAATGGCTAAAGTAATAAAAGACAAGCCTGAAACTATCGTAAAAGCCTATGAAGGCGTTGTTTATTTGCCAAAATCAAAAACATACTATGGTTGTTTGTGGGTTGGGAAAGAAGATCGCATTAGTTGGATGGAAGACTTTGGCTCTACGTCTCCTTGGGTAACAGGTCGTTACTCTAAGGTAGCAGGTGAGGTGCGCGGTCGTGGTCCTGCCCTACAAGCACTGCCTGATGTTAAGTCATTGAATAAAGCTAAAGAGTTCACGTTACAAAAAGCGGCTATTGACCTTGCAGGTATGTACACTGCTACGGATGATGGCGTTACAAACCCCTACAATATTAGTATAAGTCCGGGGGTTGTTATTCCAGTTGGTTCTAACAACAATTCTAATCCATCTTTAAGACGTTTAGACACTGGTGCTAACTTACAATTGTCGCAGTTTGTTATTAATGACTTACAAATGAACATTAAAAAAGCATTATTTAACGACCTGCGCGATCCTACTGGGGCTGTTAGGTCAGCTACAGAGGTAGCTATTGAGTCGAGAGAACTTGCTAAACGTATAGGTTCTGCATTTGGTCGCTTGCAAACTGAAGTATTAATCCCTATTATAAAGCGTGTGGTTGCTATATTAACTCGTAGAGGTCTTATACAGCCACTACAGTTAGATGGTAGAGACATTGATATTAAATTTATGTCACCACTAGCAAGACAACAGGATGCTGAAGATATACTTACTGTTCAACAAGCTGTACAGTTTGTATTACAAAATGCAGGTCCAGACGAAGCTAAGATTGGATTTAAGACTGAAGAGTTTGGTACATGGGTTGCAGAAAAAGCAGGTGTTCCTGCGAGCTTAGTAAGATCAGAAGCTGAAAAGCAACAAGTAATACAAGCAGGCGCAGAAGCATATCAACAAGGTAACGCTACTGGTGAGAACCCAATGCAAGGACAGACTACGCTTTGAGTTGGAACAAAATAGACAAGGCTTCTACGGAAACCAAGTCTAAGTACGCAGAAGAACAACGAGTTAAAGCCATTGAATTAGCTAGAGCATACAATGGCTGTTTCTCTACGCCTGAAGGAAAGAAAGTCCTAGAAGATTTAACATCACGTTTTATCTATGGCAACGATACCCCCTTTGAATCACAGAATGTAAACTATGAAGCGGCTTATCATAATGGTGAGTCTGGAGTAGTTAAGTATGTGATTAATTTAATACAACAAGCTAAAGTAAGAGGTTAATATGTCAGACGAACAAGCCGAAGTACAAGAAGCTACTTCTGATACCTTGTTAGACAATGCTCAACCCACGTTAAGTGAGAACGAGTATTTTCTAGCTGAAGGCATTAAGGGTACAGGTGAAACACCCGAATGGTATAAAGCAGATAAATACCAGTCAGTAGCAGAACAGGCAAAAGCATACACTGAACTTGAAAAGAAGTTTGGCGGATTTAAAGGTGCGCCTAAAGATGGCTATACTGCTCCTGAAGGTGTAGATCAAGATGATGCTTTACTTGCTGAACTAACTGAGTTTGCTAAAGACACTAATATGTCTGATGAGGCGTATGGTCGTGCATGGGAGCTTTTGACTGCACAAGAGCAGGCGGTAGAAGAGGTAACTGCTGAACAAGAGATGGCGAAGCTAGGCGACAATGCTACGCAACGCTTGAAAACTGTTGAAGGGTTTTTAAAGAACAATCTAGATGCTGATACTTATACCCAAGTGCAAGACTTAGTGACGACTGCTGAAAGTGTACAGTTAATAGAAGCTATCGTAAAAGCTACTGTTCCTGCTAAACTACCTATCGAGGGTGGTGAGCATCCGCAAGGCTTAACGTGGGCAGATGTAGAGGCAGAAATGTTCAAGAAAAACGAAACTGGTCAGTTTTTACGAAGCGTTGATCCTAACCATGAGCGCAAAGTTCAACAGATGATTGCATCGTTTGGCGGTTGATGTTTACAAATATGGGTGTTCGGTGTTATAATAGGGCATCGAATACCCTTTCTAGGCTCGATAAATTTAGGTTGGATGCTGACCAAATTTATTGGGTACTCAGCTAAAACCTTGAAAAACTTTATAAATTAAATCTTTTTTTCGAGGATATTACAATGAGTAATACACTATCAAGCGTAGCTGTCACAGAGTTTGACAGCATGGTAAAACACGCTTACCAAGGCGTAGGTAAGCTAAAAGGCGCGGTAACTGTACGTAACAATGTTGTTGGCGATACTTACAAGTTCCGCAAAATGGGTAAAGGTCAAGCTAGCCAAAAAGCTACTTCTGATTTAGTAGTTCCAATGGGTGTAGCGCACAGCCAAATTACTGCAACTCTTTCTAACTATCACGCATCAGAGTACACTGATTTATTCGATGCGGCTGAAGTAAACTTCGATGAGAAGCAAGAGTTAGCAACTACTATTGCAGGCGCTCTAGGTCGCAGACAAGATCAGCTAGTTCTTGATTCACTATCAGGTGTTGATTTTGCAAGTGCTTATTCTTCACAATCTTTTGGCGGAAGCAGTGACGCATTAGCTGTTGATCTTCTTGCATCAGCTAAAACAAAACTTGTTGCAAACAACGTAGGTGACACTAATCTATTTGGTGTTATCGATGCCGCAGGTTTGTCAGATTTGCTAAATGATCCAACTATTACTTCTGGTGACTACAACAGCGTTAAGGCTCTTGTAAACGGTGACATTAACTCTTTTATGGGTTTTAACTTCATCGTTCTTGGCACACGCGCAGAAGGCGGTTTGACTTCAGCTACTTCTGACACCATTGATTCTTTCTTCTTTTCTCAAGATGCTGTTGGTTTGGCTATTGGCATTGATATGAAGACAACTATTGATTACATCCCTGAGCGTACTTCACACTTGTGTACTGGTATGCTTAAAGCAGGTGCGGCTGTACGCGATCCTGAAGGTGTAATTCGTGTACAATATGATGCAGACTAAGGAGATATAATCATGGCTTATGTAGATTCAGCGTTACAAAAAATCACCAATGGTATTGGTGGACAAGCAAATAACTTTTTCATCTATTCAACTAGCGATGCTATTGCTACTGTTAATAATGCCAATTATTTTCTTGGTGGAGTTAGCCGTTTAGCAGCAGGCGATGCTATTCTTGTTATTGGTAATGGTATTCCTACCCTTACTTATGTAGTTTCAAGAACAGATACTGCTGTTGATGTTGTAGATGGTACAACTGTTGCTGCAACAGATAGCGACTAAGTAGTTATTATAAGGGGGGTTCGCCCCCCTTTTTTAAAAAGGTGATATATGGCGAGTAAGATTGGATTAATTTCTAACGCATTAATTTTAATTGGTGATTTGCCATTGACATCACTTACTGGTAACTCACGCGCACAAGTTGTAGCTAATAACTTGTATGACAATGTTGTGCAAAACGAGCTTACTAAGTACAGATGGGGCTTTGCTAGAAAGAAAGCACAGCTAAACAAAGATGCTACAGCTATTGTTGGCACAGAGTATAGCGACAAGTACACCTTACCATCTGACTTACTTACACTAATTAAGCTGAACCCTAATCAGCCCTACCAAATTATAGAAAACAAAGTATATATTAATCACAGTGGAGACTTATACTGTGACTATATTGCTAATGTTTCTGAAT